CAGGATCATCGGCACGGCAGATCTGCGGTGCGGTTTCTTGACGTAGAAAGTGCCCATCACCGCGACCGGCTCGGTCGAGAAATTATGGTCGAGCGAGTAATCGAAAAAGCCAATGACCTCATCGAGATACAGCGCCAAGACGATAACGTGCAGGCCGTAGTCGAGGATCTTCTGGGTCCAGCGGCGGTAGCGATCCTCGTCAGGGACAATCCCCCGAGCGTGATAGTTCGCCTCTTGCCAGTGCTCCGGCCACAGCGCCACGATTCCGTCACAGTCGGCCGGCGTGGCGACGCGGAAGGTGTAGCGGGCAAGCGTCGCGCGATAGACGCGCTGGTGTGAGTTATGATCCGGTTGGAAATCCACGGAGATCGTCGCGCTGATAGTGAATCAGCGGAGTGCCAATCTCTCCGTCCGTGGCTCTAGGCTCGAAACCCAGATGCGCCAGCCATTTGCGTGAGCCGTGATTGTCGCGGTGGACATAGCAGGCGGCTCGGTTGATCCCGATGCGGCGCAGGCCCGGGATCATATAGGAGCGAATGCACTTCGTCACCGCGCGAATGGCGCGCGGCCCGTCTTTGGTTTTGAACCCCCAGACCTGGACGATATCCGCGCCGACCGGATTGGCGCCGAAAGCAAAGATCGGCACTGAATGGTCCAGCGCCACGAGCTTGTAACGCGACTGATAAGCGTCACCTGCCAGCCGGAGGTAGTCGTCCGGATCTCGGGTTGCGGCGAGCTCCATGCGGTCGGCATCGCTGAGCCAGTTGGCCACGTAGGCCAGATCGTCATAGTTCGCCCATTCGATGCGGATCATTGCTCTTCATCGGCCAGTTTATAGTGGATGGCGATGTTCGACAGCGATGCCGCGGCGCTGTCGTTATTGTAAAACCGCATCGAGATGTGGCTGGCGTAGCCGGTCAGCTCGGCGCGCCCCTGGTTCCAGGTCGGCTGGGTGAAGATACCGACCGATTCCTCGGCATCGGGCAGGTTGAAATTGTAGGAAACGCGCGCCTCCCAAGTGCCCGAAACAGTCATGTCGACGGCCTCGTAGATCTTGGCGTGGCCGGGCTTCTTGCCCGAGAGATACGGCAACCTGACCTCGACGCCGCAATTGTCATATTGCTGATTGTCGTTGCCGCCGTAGACGTAGAGCTTGTCATTGGTGCCGCGCAGGAAGATGCGGCCACCACAGGCCACCGCGTGGGCGACGGTAAACTCTAGGCTGTAGTGCGACCAGGCGGTGATCTTCGGCCCGGGGAAATAGCTGAGCACATAGATCTCATCGGCGAACACCAGCCAGAAGCGGCCGACCGACGGCTCCAATAGGGCAACACCACCGTTCATGTAGGCGTCGCCCTTGGCCCGCCGCAGCGCCAACAGCGCCGGATCAACCGGCGAGCCGATGTCCGACACTGCGGCGGAATTGGAGCTATCGCGCGCCTTGACCGAGCGCACGCCGGACTCGTCTAGGTAGAGAACATCACCGCTGCCGTATTGCAGCGGCGAGCGCGGCGCGAAGGTGCCGGTCGAGCGCAGCAGCTGGGTGAAGGCGTTCTGCAACGGGTCCGGATCGACGGCCCAGATCTGGATCGCCTCCGACGAGAACACCGCCAGCTTGTCGTAATAGACTTCCAGCGCCGTCAGCGTCTCGCTGTCGGAATCCTGCAGAGAAAGATTGATGTAGCCGTGGCCGGTGCCGGCATCCCACTGCATCGGATCGTTGACCGCGGAGAAATAAAGCAGCTTGCCGATCACCGCGTACATTTTTGACTGATAGGTGCGGACGGTGACGCCTTTGTTGGTGCCCTGCGTCTCGACCATATTGCCGGCCGTCGCCGTGCCGCCGGCGAAGTAATGCCGCCAGGCGACACCCGGCTCGACGCAGACCAGGTAAACGTTGCCATCAAAGACATCGTAATCCTGCTGGCTCATCGTGGTGCTGGCGTTGGGCACCTTCAGACCCTTGAAGGTGACGCCTGGAACGCTGATCGTCGGCACCGGCGGAGCGACGTTGCGGCCGAACACATAGAGCGTCGCCGCAGTCGAGGCCAAGCCGAATGATCCAGCAAGGTCCGCAATCTGGACGAAGGCACGGCGCTTCTCGATCTCACCGCCAGGGTTGATAGCGGCGTTGTGGAGACGCACCAGCGTGCCGCCGGGCGCGGTCAGCGGCGATTTGCGGACGTCCCAACCGGCGGAAAAGTCATCGACAAGCTCGTAACTCAGGGTTGTACCCTCCTAAAATCCCCCAAAAAATTTTACGGGTATGCCCTGATGTCGGTGTGGCGCATCGTCGGCCCGATGCTCGGCGCGCCGCTGCCATAGAGTGAAACCTTGTTCTTGCCGCTGACCTGGTTGCCGAGCAGCTTGAGCAGATGGCGCTGTGCCTTCTGCAGCTTGTTCGCGGCATCTTCCGCCTTCGACCGGGCCAGCAACTCGCTGGCGGCGAACAGGATGATGCAGGTCGCGTCGAGGGTGGATTCGTCGGTGTTGGAGACGAACTGGTCGAGCTCGCGATTGCCTTTGAACCTGAGCCAGCCGCCCGACTGCGGCGTCGGCCAGACGGCAAACTTTTCGCCGCTCGCCTCCCAGCGGGCCACCGGATCGGCGACGGTGGTATTGGCGCTGGTGCCTGGCACCAGCAGATGCTCGGAGATGCCGTAGCCGACCGTGACCCAATGCTGGCTGTTCGGCTGCGCCGCATAGGCTTCACGGATGGCGTCGAATTTTAGCTGCGGGCCATAGTCATAGAGCGCCAGTCCGGGCGACATCGGCCGGTCATCGCGCAGCATCAGCTCTGGCCAGGAAAACGCCGTCCACAGCTCCTCTTGGGTGCGCTTCAAGACGTATTTGAGCGTCGCCTCGGTGTTGGTGCCCTGCGCCACGGCGAGGCTGTGGCCGGCCTCCGCACGGAGGTTGGCGACCATCTCCTGAAGCTGCTGCGTGCGTGCCATCAGCGTTTCCTGCCAAGCGTCATCCGCGGCGGCTCGGTCTCGCCCTCCAGCGCCTCGGTCGGCGGCTCGACGGCCGGATCCGGCTCAGAATCCCCGGTGGTCTCAAGCAGGCCGGTGAGCGGATTGCGCCAGCGCAGGCCGCTGCGCTGTGTGGCGCGCGGCGCCTCAAGCTGGTGCGGCGGCTGCTTGCCGCCAAACACTTCAGCGATCACCTCTTCGCCATACTTCAGCGCCAGCCGATGGCGCTCGGCCGGGCCGGACTGTTCGACGTCGGCGAACGGCACCACAGTGTCGACGGAGTCGCCGCCATGGATTTGCTGGAGGATGGAAATCTCCGGCCAACTGACCGGGTCGAACTCGTTGGCAAAGTAGATGTTGTTGTTGTCGCCGCCGATATGAATTCGGGCCGTGCAGAAATGCATTGAATTCTCCCCACGAATGGTTCTGTGGGAACCTCCGGAGAGGCCCCCACAGAAAGCGTCTCGTCAGGTGATCTCGATCACCAGCGAGCTGTTGAACTGCTTGCCGATCAGCTGGCAAGTAGAAGTAATCGACCTGTACATCAGGAACTGGTTGTGTGGGCGGGCGGGCGTGTGCTTGTGCATCCACTCGTCCTCCATCACCATCAACTGGATTTTACTCGTATCCAGCCAGTAGCCGAACTTCGACCGGCCCATGTCGTCGAGGGTCGGATCATAGACGATATCGCCGCCGGCGAACTTCATGTCGCCCATCGCCGCGTCCTGGGTCTTGTTGAAGCCGGTGATGGAATACGAGCCATTGGCCCGGATCTCGGTCTCCATCGCCGCCAGGAACGCCGAGCCGACGATGAACAGGTTCGGCTCGCCGCCGTACCTGGACAGTTGCCGGAGCTCGGATTGCAGCACCGACAGCAGCGCCCCGCCATTGGCGGGATTGCTGGTGACGGCGCCGCCGCCGTGCGCGGCAAGTGCCGGCGTGCCGGTGACCTTGACGCCAAACGCCGTCGTCCGCGCCCGATTGCGCCACCAGGCATAGGCCGGGAGGGCGCGATCGAGACCGCCGACGACACCAACTGACGGGTCATCTGCGACCAGCAGCTGGAGGCCGGCAAGCGCCTTCGGATCGGCAACACCGTTGCCATAGAGAAGCTTATTGAAATCGCGCGCGTACTTCTCGCCGAGATCAAAAAGCTTGTCTTCCAAGAGGCCGACGAGGATGTGCATTTCCCGCCGCGAATGCTCGGACAGGCGCTCGCCATTCGAGCCGGGATCGACCACGGAAATTCCATCGATCTTCAGTTCGGTATGGGTGAGCTCCAGGCCGATGTGATGCTCGCGCCAGGGATACTGTGCCCTCTTGATGTTCGCCGGCGTATAGAAGTTAACGACGTCGTTGTGGGTGTAACCCGTCAGGAAGTCGTTGACGCCACCGGCACCGAAGTCGCCGGAAACTGCCAGCGAGATATTGCCCTTGCCGCCGGGGAAGGTCTTCTTCCGGGCGACAAGCTTGTCCATGAGCGGGCGCTTCTGGAGGGTCTGCCTCCACTGCTCGCCCTTATCGAGATACCAGTCGAGACTGGCGGCCGCGATGTTGTTGATTTCTGCTGCTGTGAAAGCCATGGCTCACCCTAGGGGTGGCCCGCGCCGTTCCTTGATCTTGAGAGACCAACCAATGCCGCTTCCATGAGCGATCCCGGTTCGGCGCGTGCCGAATGCGTTTGACCGTTTCCGTTCGGCATGCGGGAAGTCGCCTGTGGGGCGGGTCGTTGTTTGCGGATCGTGGCATTGACCTCGTCATAGGCCGCCTTGGTGATTGCTATGGCGTCATTGACGTTGGTGATGGTGCCACCTCGCTCGAACAACATCGCCTGGGCGGTGCGCAAAACGGAGGCTTGTTTCGCCTTGTAATCGGGGTCGCTCGCGGCGAGCTGTTGTTCGAAAGCGATAACCGACCGGTTCACCTGGTCCTGTGCCGCCCGGTAAGCCTGCTTCGCAAAACTGGTTTGCTCGTGGCTCCGTTCGGCCAGTACCCTGCGGTGATCCATCTGCTGCCGGACATACTCCTTGGCCATCTGCTCGGTCATCTGGCCCGACTGGACCATTTGCCGAACTTCCTGCGGCAGCGCGATACCCAGGTATTCCTGGCTCTCACGCACGTAGGGAGCGATGGCTTCGTAGAATGCCTGGTGTCCGGCACGTCGCGCCGCGGCGATCTTCAAGGCTGTGGCAATGTCATCGCCACTCAGATCGTTGGTTTTGGCGAACGTCTCCAGCTGGCTCCCGATCTCGGCGACCGGCTTCAGCTGAGCATTTTCGCTTCGGAGTTCGCGGCGCTGCTTCAGCAGCTTGTTGATTTTCTTACGAATAAGCGGGCTGGCGGCCTCGGCCGGCGGCTCGCTGTCATCGTCGTCGCTTTCGGACTCGGCTTCCGCCTGTCCGTCGTCAGGCTTGTCTGGCGCTTCGGGGTGCGCCGGGTCTGCCAAAACATCCGGCTCGGTGGATTCCGGAACCACCTTGAGCACGGCATTGAGCAGTGACTCTTTCGAGTCTCCCGAGGACTCCGACGTCGGCTCGGACGGCGGAGAGGAGGGTGCGCTATCCGTCGCCGGCGCCGAGGAGGGCGAAGGCGAGGGCGCGGATTCGGGCGTGGAGGAGGTCGTCGTGTCGAGTTCGTCGGCCATAACGAGATCCTTTAATTCGGCAGACCGGACGAGGCGGCAGTCGCCGGATTAGGCGGCGGTGTCGGCGCGTCAGGCCGGGCTGTCGGAGCGGCGGGGTTGTTGTTGGCGCCTTGCGGACCCTGGGCATTAGGATCGCCACCTCCGGCCGCGCCTGGCTGTTTGTTGCCGTTCATCGCAGTGATCGATGGCAGGCCGTCAGCGACCGCGTCATCGAGCGTGGTCTTGTCGTCGAGCCGGCGAATCGCCTCTTTAGCCAGATATTCCGGCTTGACGCCGGGGATCTGCATCAGGATCGGCGCGAGCCGTTCGAAGTTTTGAAGCTCTTGCGCTTGATTCGGCCGACCGCTGGAGCCGGCCTCGACCTCAAGCCCGATTTCTTTGGCGACGTCGGCGCGGGTCAGCACCGGCCACATCGCGCCCGGGCCGACAATCTCGCGGACCATCTCCTCGGACATATTGAGCAGCAGGATCTGGCCGGCGGCGCGGGCAATCGCGGTCAAGGTGTCGTCGATGTCATCGATAGCCGAACCGAGCGCCCCGGCCTTGGCCGACGCAGCGATATTGCTCTCCGTCGCGGTGGCGCCGCCAGTGCCGCCAAGATCCGCTTCCTGCACGCCAACCGCACGCATCAGGTCTTCCCAGATCGGGTTGACTTCGTAGAGGTTCGGATCGAGCGGACTGCCCTTGATCGCCTGGACGACGGCGTTGATATCCTGTCCCGGTTGCAAGCCCGCAATCGAGATCATTGCATTGACCGGATGGGTCTTCAGCGCCTCGATGTCGTCTTCGGAGAGTACCCCCTCGGCGTAGGCCATCTTCGGCCGGTTGGCCAAGCGGTGTTCCCGTAAGCCTTGCCGCGCGCGATTGAGCTCGCGTTGCATTGGCCGGATCAGGGAAACGTCGCTCGGCGGGAAAACCTGGCCATCGATCTCGTTGAAGCTGGTGAGAAACCACGGCCAGAATCTGTCGGTATAGACGTCCGGTGCGGCGGGTTCCCTGAGAAAGTCCGGATAACCGTCGCAGAGCACGTAGACCAGACCGTCGCGCTTG